TATCACATTTTACATCTTTTTCACCCCCTTACAGTTATTATACTATAAGATGGTTTAAATATCATTTTTAACTGCTCTATGATCTTACTTACTTGGTAAATTAGTTCATAATATTTTTATTATACGTTGTATGTAGTTTTTTTAATTTTTTCTTGTATTTTTTAAATTTGGGTATATAACTTTAATTGTGGAAAATAAAAGAGAGTGAATTAAAATTTATCACTCTCTAATACCTCTAGTAGTTGTGGAATATCTACTCCAAAACCTTCTGTTAATTTTGTACTTCCTACGAAATCATTCCAACTAAATGCCGTAGTAAATGTATATGTTTTGTTACTTGTATTTGCTCTTGTATATTTAGGTTTTCTAGTAGCACTTGTACCAAATAGTACCTTTGCTCTAAGTACCTCAAAAGAGTAACCTCTACCAGCTTTCTCGATGTTCTTAATCAAGTTGTTTAAACTCTCTGTATAAGCATTTGTAATCCTACATGTAAAGTAGTTAAATATCTCATACTGCCAGTTATCAATCGTTTTGATTACATCTTGATAGTATTTCATGTCCTTTGGAACTGACTCCTTCCAGATTGAATAAGCTTTTAAAGCATCATCTCGATTGTTACATTTGTAGATATCTCTAAATTGTTCTTTCAACTCATAGGCTAACTTTAACTGTGGAAAATCGATAAACATAATTTGCATATCCCAAATCTGTCTAGCATTTAAATCTTCTTTGTTCCTTAGTAACAAGAATCTATCTTTTAACAACTTAGACCTTTGTTTCTTGTCTAATGAGCCTTTAAATGACTTTCTCTCACCTTCTAAAGCATTGTTAACTAATTGTATTACATGGAATCTATCAACGATTACCTGAGCCTTTGGGAGTTCCTCATATATTGCCTCTTTGTAGTATCGCCACATATCTATGGTTACTACTTCTATGTTCTCCTTATTAGGTAATTTACTTAGAAAAGCCTTCACATCGGATTTCTTACGGCTTGGTTGGATATCCAATACCTTACGTCCAATTATATCGGTGTAAACGGCTCTCATTGACTTATTAAGATGTGCTTCGTCTATCCCTAATATAACTGGAGTAAGGAAAGTCATATCCTTTTCTAGCCTTTCTATGTAAGCATTAAATATTCGCTTTACTGTAGTAGGAGAAACACTATATTCCTCTGCTATATTAGCAAATGGTTTTTTAAGAGATTCTTTTTCTATTTGCTCTCTTAAACGAATAGTGATTTTATCTCTATCGTCGATGCTTTTGTAATGTTGACTAAATGTGGTACCACAGTATTTGCATTTATATCTATGTGTATGTATTTCAATCCCTACACGTTTCCCAAAGCTATTTAAATCCCTCACAAATCGCTTAGATTTGCCATGCTTATAATATTCAACTCCACCACACTCTGGGCAAGCCACAGGCTCTTTAACTGGTTTTACTATTACCGTCATATCGTGGTCATCTTGTATTGTGTCTAAAACTTCAAATTCTGGTAAATTTAGTATATTCATATTGTCTATTCTCTTTCTCGTAACCTATTTTCTATTTAAATATTTTACAAATTCTTTCCCATTTGTACAAAATTCTTTTATCATCGCTTTCATTAAACCATACGACATTTCGGAATGACCTTGGTTATCTAATTCTCTACTTGCTATAATAAAACTATCTTTTGTACCTTCTCGTAATATCAGTTCTATATCTAATGTATAATCTAATTCCATTCCTTCGTAAAGGTCTTTAGCTCTTATCGGAACAATTTCATCCCAATATCCCCATTTATCTTTAGGAAGTGTCTCATGTCCTCTTTTAATCCAATTAGGAATTTCTTCAACTCCTCTTATTTTTTCTATTCCAACTTTATTTAAGTAACTTGCAACTTCTTCTAGTGATTTAAAATATTTACCCCCATTCATTTTTACCATTTGACCAACTTTATCTAAAGATTTCATTTGTCCTTCATCAAATTGTTTTTCTGTTTCATCATGTCCTATAAAAAATTTATTCGATTCTTCGTTCCATCTAATATCAGGTATATAATCTATATCTGATTTTAACACGCAGAATAAAGTTTTATTAGGTCTTTTATTGCTATCATCTATAGCTTCAGCTATACTATATACTCCTGTCATTCTAGGAGTTATAACATATAGACAATAATCGCATATTTCTCTTTGTTTTAATTCTTCTTGATAACATTCTTCAGTCCAATCATCTACTACTGGATTAAAATAATCTATATCGAGCATTGGAATCAGTTTATATCTCCATTTACTATTGTTACAAGTTCCACCTAAAAATACTTTTTTCATTCTCTTTGATTTTTGCACCATATAATCACTCCTTTTATAAATATACCTCATTATACCACATTCAAAGTTATATAGTCCACAGTTAAAGTTATTTTAAGTAATAAATTTTATATTCACTTGTCAAAGTACGTTTTCTTATTAATCCACAGTTATAGTTTCATACCCTAAATAAGTACACAATATTTTTAAATTGCGAACTTATTTCTTCAAATTTTTTAGTTGCAGACTTTCCATTTTTATCTATGACTAAATCAGGGCTTGTATATGGATAATGAAATCCATCTTTTCCTTTTCTTGTCTTCATATTTTTTTCCATTTATTTTCCTCCTTTATTTTTATATTAAAAAAGAGCAGATTGATTTCTGCTCTTGTATTGTTTAATTTTTTTAATTGCGAACTAAATGAGATTAATTACTAAATGATAAATATGTAGGTAACCCTAATTTTGCACTAATTATATTACATATTAATTTATGACCATTCTCATTAAAATGTATTAAATCACCTTGATAATATTTTGTTGTATCGCAAAATACTGTACTTGCCACATCTAAGCAATTAAGAATATCAAATCCCATATCTTTGAAACTTTCGATTAAATTTGTTGCCATTTGCATAAGTGATGCAGTATATCCTTCTTCAATTTTCCAAGTTGGAAAAGGAACTATATAAGTTGCTTTTCCGCAATATTCATATTTGTTATAATCTTGAAAAAATAAATTATTTATATTTCTATTATTAGTGCCCACCATAAGTAATAACCAATCATATCCAGTTTCTATAGTCACATTTCCTGTCGCAACACCACTAACTGCATTATTTTTACATTCAATAGATTTTGTTATTTGAAAAGAAGGAAGAACGGCTTGACCCGCCGTAAATTCAACTTTTACAGTATGTAAATTGCCATCTAAAGCTATAGTTGATTGATTATCATTGCTAGAGTTTGTAATCCCATCGATATACCATTTCCACGCTGAATCGTAATTCGTACCTATTGATAATGTCATATTTTCTGCATCTGTATCTATTTCCATTGATGAATATTGTTTAAAATTATAATTTATATCATAAGAATTAGCACCTCTAGATATAACCCATTTGGAGTTTGGAAAATATCTGAATGTAGTTAATGTTTGTAATTGTGATATAAATAAATTAGCCCAAGATAAAGACGTTGAAGATAAACCATATCCATAAGTATTACTATCTCCCGTAATTTGTATTTTAGGTTTGCATTTTAAGGGACTACATACTAAATCTTTAAATGTTTTATTTTTGAATTTATTCGCTCTAATTGTTATTATTGCGGGTGTTCCGCCATTATAGTCAGATTCTAATCTGAAATAATAAGCATCATTTGGAACGGTATAATTAGTAGTAGTATTTGTGATAGTAGTAATACTAATAAAAACTTTATTTTTATCATAAAATGCTACTTTAGTGTGTACTGGTTTTGATAAATCTAAAACTTCATTTGGGTAACATTTTAAAAATTCTGTTACATAAGCAATTCCTTTTGTATTAAGAGTTCCATCATTGTTTATTGGGGCTTGGGTATAATTTGAAATATATTCTTTATTTAGTTTAACAATCTCACTATTAGCGAGATTATTTTTTAATGTATCATTTAATAAATGTTTGTGTATTATGCCAAAATTTAATTTAGATTCATCTATGGAACGATTTTCTATAGATAATGCACTCAATGTACCATCATCTATTTTAGATTGAATTATACTTGTTAATTGTTCATCGGTTACTGTTGCAGTAGGAATTTCTACAGTTGCTACTTGATCACCATTGTTTAACAACTTCAATGTTTGCCCACTCATACTCATTGTTATTTTAGATAAGTCAACATCACTTCCACCTATTTCGATTCCATCACCTATAAGTGTTCCATCTTGTTTCTTAATATATACTTTTCCATCCGTATGTTTTGTAAGAGATAAGTTCGCAATATCTTTAAATTGCGAACTAACATAGCTTATACCTTCTTCCATTCTGTTTAACTCTGCTGTTGTAATTTTTTCTTTTGGCACCCATGTTTTTTTAGCAAAAGTTCCATCTTCATTAGTAGATGCTACAGGCTCTGCATAAGTAGTTATAGCATAATCTGTTAGAGCGTAGTCTACTTCATTTGTTGTATTTGTAGCTACTGCTAATTCGGAAATGGGAGTTGTACATGGTCTTTCTAATACATGGAATTGTCCTATTACTTTTGGAATTGTTACTGCCCCGTCAGTATCATCGAACAAATCAAATACCAAATCAAAATCTCCGACTTCTACTTCTTCATCGATTAGATCTTCTGTAACTTTTAAATGAATTAAACCATTTTCAACTGGAGCTATAGCATTTGCAACTTCAACCCCATTTGGTTTTATTACTGTAACTGCTGCATAAATCGCATTTGCATTTTCTATTAAATCTCCTTCTTTTTTAAAGGCAAAACGTGCACCTTTTATTGAAAAATAATAATGTATATTTCTATTACCTCTAAATAAAAAAATGTCTTTATTTAATTTTGCTCTATTTTCATTTACAGATACTTCGTAGTTGTATTTCAAATTAACACATCCCCTTCCTATTTACTATTTAGCTTATTTTCTAATTCTTCTACTTTTTCCATTGTCTTCTTTAGTGCTCCAATTAGCACATTTACTAACTGAGTTTCCTCTATAGCTAGTGTTGCTTGATTTTTATATGCTTCTTCTGCATTAGTAATTAGTTGCCCGACCTTATTATCTGTTCCATCAGAATTTACAAGCATATCCTGAGCTATAGCTGATAGTCTTTTTTCGCTTTCTCCTATATAATTATAAGTCGCTAATGAGTAATCATTTTTTATAAAATTATATAAATCATCATAATCAATAGAAGAATTTCCATCTAAATAATCTATATTTTCTTTTAATGTTCTATCTGAACTTGTTTTTACCCCATTAGTTGCATATACAACATTCCAAAATCCATTCGTAGAGCCTAATCTTATACCCCCACTCGTGCTTGTAGGATTATAACAAGGCATGAAATAGGTATATTCATTATTTGCATCTCTTGTCAATTTAACCATTCTTGTTGAGTTATCATTTGGTGGCGTATATCCTTGTATCCCAAAATAAAGACTGTTGTTACTTGTAATAAGTCCTGGCGATTGTAAATATTCTGTCGCAGTTACTTTGCCAGGAGTTAATTGAGCATAACTTCCATCATTAGATTCTCCATATACTTGGATTGTTTTAGAACTATAAACACTACCATCTGAATAAATTCTAAATAAATATCCATCAGTTGCACCTTCTTTAGGTGCAGTGAAAAATCTAGCGCCTTTTATAGTTTTACCTGTTAAATCATCGAAAGTTATATTAGATGCATTTAAACTATTGGTTTTTATATATTCTCCGTTTAAATAAACTTTTCCATTTTGTAAATATATACCTTGTACTTGTCCGTTGTTTGTAAGAGCATTAAATATTGCTTGTTGTGTGTTATCAACTTTATTATCTACAAGATTTGCCATACCTTCCCAGGAAGTATCTACATAAGGTGTGGTTTCTGTTGTTGTACCATCACTATAATAGATTATAGATTTAGTCCATATGTAATAGCCTCTTTCCCATTCTGGATAGTTTGTATACCAAGTTGTTGGAGGGTCTATTTTAGATGTACTTTTGCCATATCTGTTACTTACTCTAGTAATAGACACACCTTGGTCGCCTTTACCACCTGGATTACCTTGCTCACCTTTTGGTCCTGTTATACAAACTGGTTCTGATTCGCTTGTTGTATTATTAGAATATGTAGTTACTGTTTTTTGCCATATATATTTCCCACTTACCCAAGTAGGTTTTGTTGTGGACCAACTACCTCCTAATAACTGAGTAGGTGAAGTAGAAATATAGTAAGATATAGATACTCTCTTCATTGTAATTCCTGTAACTTCTACTACATGAGAATTTACATAGTCATCTATAGTCTTACCTTCTAAGCTAAAGTCTGTTGCATTAATTGTTACATTCCCATTTGAATCTATATAGAAAGTAGTATTTCCTTTTGAATCTATTACTTTTAAATTTTTAGCATTAATATATTGACCGTTAAAATAAAGTTTTCCATCTTGCATATATAACCCTTGTATTGTTCCATTTTTAGTAAGAGCATTAAATACTGCTTCAGAATCTGAACTGCTTAATTTATCGTCAATATTACTATTTATTTCATCATTTATTAAATTGTTTATATTTCCTCTTTTTGTATAATAATTTTCAAAATAATTTTTCAAAGTATCTTGATGCACATTTGTTGTAATTTCAATGTCGTTTATTTTGCAATCTACAGTTAAGTAATTATATAAAGCATTATATGCAGTTTGAAAATCATTGTAAGCTATATTGTACTTTAAGGCATTTGCTGTGATTTCAGCATATTCTTCTACTATATCATCTAAAATTATTTGTAATTGCCTTTTTTCAGAAGGTATTAATGTACTATCTTCAAGTATTTCATCTATTCTTTCTTTTTGCTTGGATATATCAGTAGTCACATCGTCAATGTAGGAACTGATAGTTTTGCCTTCGAGACTGAATTCTGTTGCTCGGATACTTACATTACCCTCGCTATCTATCAGAAAAGTAATATTCCCGTTTCCATCTGTAACTGTTAGTTGTCTTGCATCTATAAAAGTGCCTTTGAGTTTCCCAGCATTGATTACATCAGCATTAAGTGATCCAATCAAAGCACTTTCTATCGCAGCTTCTTGAAAATATTCTGCAGCATCACTTATTTTGGTAGTTGTTGCACTAACTTCTTCTGAAAAATCCGTAGCATTTCCATAAGTATTAATCGCTCTTACTCTATAGTACCAAGTCTGTGAGCATTCTACCTCATGGAGAAAAGCACTTCCTTTCCCTTCATAAATCAAGTCAAATGCATTAGGGCTAAATCCTTGTTCTTGACTAGCATAAACTTGATAAGAATAATAAGGCTTATTATCAAAAGTCCAACTAAGAGAAACTGTCTTAAATCCGGCTCTATCTATAGTTACAACTGGAACCGCTGGCAATGTATTAGGATAATCTTTTTTATTTGTTTTATCTACAATGTCTTTTACTTCATCTTTTGTTACTGTGTCAGTATTATTTTTATTTATGATTGAGCCTAGTGTTGTCTTTGGATCACCTAATTCTATAGATATATATTTGTCTGCTAATACGTTATAAGTTGTTTTTATAACTCTAGCTTGGTCTCTTATTCCATATTTGCTGTTAGCTATATATACACTATCATCCATGCCTATATATTCTAGTTCAGCTAATCCATCTTCCTTGTATTCTTCCGTTTGGCTAAGCGGTTGAAATTCTATTTTATAAGTCATTTTAGGAAGGTCGCAGCTATTATCGTTGAAATATTTTTCAGCTAGATTTTTTAATTTTTCTTTTGTTGGAGCTTCATCTTCGTCAAATTTGTCTGAAAAATCCATCCATTGACTTTTTACTATATCACCTTCTACATATCTTGGCGATTTTACTCCTGTTTCATCAATATATAGAGTTTTTTCAACTTCATCTTCTGTATAAGTAGCATAAGGTTTTATAATATTGATTATTTCTGAATAATCTTCTTCTAACGTAAAGCCTGTGATGTTCTTCTTATAAGCTATAAGAGTGTTATCATCCTTACCTCTTCTAGTAAGTACGGATATTGTAAAGTTATCTCTAAGAAGCTTAGGACCATTACCGAATGTATCTATAAGAGAACCTCTTGTCCCAGCTATAGCACTCAAACAATCTGTTTTTCTATCCATGCTGTAGTTACCAAGCATCTCTATATTACTTTCTATTGTAAATCTACTGTCAGCATCAGATTTTTGAAGCATATGTTTACCAGCATTTTCACATTTTATATTTTTTTCGTTTACATCTTCATTTAAAGAGTTTTTAGCTAAATCAAATGAAATATGTTTTGCATATACAGTCACTTGGCCATTTAGAGGTTTTGATATTGTATCTATTCTAAAAAGCTGCCCTTTTAAGTTATCCGATGCATCAGCTTTTACAAGGTTGTCTTGTTTTAACGCATAAAAAAAAGAACCATCAGAAGGATATACGAGTGTTAACTCGAAATCTCCGTTTGATTCTTCTTCAACTTGGCAAGATATAGCATCTACCAATAAACCTAATCCGTTGCTTTCATACGTTGTAAAACTGTTATCATAAATTCTTGGTATCACTATATCACCGCCATTCTATAATTTATTATTATTTTAGTAAAACTAGCGCCTGTTCCTATAGTCCAAGTTATATTGTTATTACCTTCTTCTAAAACAGGAAAATCACTATACATTTTCTGATTTGCATTTACTATTTTTCCAAGCGAATTAACAGTAGTTGCATTCATTTTTTCACAATCAAGTTGTATATGTCCTTCTAAGGCTTTTAAAACAACTTCTTGATTATTTATATTGATAGTTATGTCTCCTGTTGCATACACATCAATAACAGGCTTGGTTTTATATTCATCATTTTTTATTACAGTATTTTTAGTAGTTATCTCTACTGTTTTATTACTATTAGAGAATCTATAAGGCTTGCATCTGAATTGTGCCTGGAACAATCCAAAGTTTTCAATTGCTTCTTCTATGTCAACATCAGAATTATAAGCCCCTAATAGATAAAAACCCATGTCCTCACTTAATTGTATCTTTCTATTTGCTCCGTTAAGAAGGAATTTCTTTGCCCTTCTTGCTAATGCTGGAGTAGTTTCAACTTTGCTATTATTATTTACAAGCACACAACCAAGTGTTAATACAAAATCTTCATATCCATTGTCTATTGTTAGTGCTCCGTCTCTTCCTTCTATTTCAACAAACTCTAATTTTTTAGAAGGCGCAGAAAGGATATTACTTTCATACACCTTTATTCCATAATCTGTACTCGGTTTATCGTCTAAATATAAAACTATCGGGTCTTTATATTCTGTAAATTCCATTTCTACACCTCCTTATACTGTTAATACTTTTTTTCTTTTTAGATAGAATGCTAGGTCATTTGCTAGAGTTTCTATATCTATTTTATCATTTATACAAGGATTATTTATATTTATATTTATAGCATTACTTGTATTATTTTGTGTTGTTTGAGTTACAGCACCAATATTACCAGTTAATCCTTTAGCAGTACCTATTAAATCCATTGTAGTTGCATTGTTATTCATAACACCAACTACACTATTAGCTAGATTTTTAGCTTTTCCAAGCAAACTATTTTCCTCTTGATCTATCCCGACACCAATACCTTCTACTATACCAACACCGATTATATCTCGCATAATTTTACTTGGTGAATTAATCTTAAATCCAGCCTTGAATCCTTTTACTACTCCACTGGCAAAATTAGATATTTGAGTTCTAAGCCAACTTCCAGCTCCAGATATACCTCTCCATATACCTTGTACTATTTGTTTACCTATACTTGCCATTTTGCCAGGGATAGAATTAACTCCGTTTATTATTTTATTTTTAAAATCATTAGCTGCTTTTTGACCTTGCGCTCCAAATTGCGATGCAAAGCTAATTGCTTTTGATATACAGCTAGATAAAAATGACCATACTCGCCCTGGCAATGTTGATAATGCACTTCCTACTTTACTTACAAATTGACTTCCAGCTTGTTGTGCTTTCGCAATCATTTGCGATGCCCATTGAGTTGCTTTGCTGTAAGTATTGCTTAGGAAATTCCATACCTTTCCTGGTAATTGTTGAAACCAATTTATAGTATTACTTATAAATCGACTACCAGTTTCTTGCGCTTTTGATAACATATTACTACCCCATTGAGTTACTCTGCTATATGTATCTGTAAGCCATTTACCTATCTTGGAAGGCAATTGAGAGAACCAGTTTCCTATTGAGTTAATCCACATCGGTATATTTGTAGCAAAATAGTTATATGTATTAATTCCCCAGCTAGTTATGGCTCCTAATACAAACCCTAATGCATAGCCTACTTTTCCTGGTAAGCCACTTAACCACGTACCTATTGATGATATCAAATTGCTAATCCAACTTGATGCGCTACTATATACACTATTTGCCCATTGTGTTATAGAATTCCATAACTCTGTAGCTTTTTCTGTTACTGTTATCTTTATTTGTTCCCATAGTTCTGATATTTTACTTTGAATTTGAGGGACTATTTCCATAGCTTTATCTAATAAAAATTGGCCTAATTTACCTATCTCCTCCGCAATTACTTCTAAGATTCCAATAAATAGCTCTCCAATTGCTGCAACTATCTGTGGTAATGCTTGTATTATTGCCTGTCCTAATGCTATTACAAGTTGGATACCAGCTTCAATTATTAGCGGTAAATTCTCTAATATGCATCTAGCAATTTCAATAACTAATTTTACTGCAGCTTCTAATAATATTGGTAGATTTTCTATCAATGCAACTGCTAAGGTTGTTATAATTTGTGCTGCTGCTTCAATTATTAGCGGTAGATTCTCTAATATGATATTCACTATAGAACTCAGAGTATTTGTTATTATATCAACTATAGCTGGTAGGTTTTGACTTATACCATTTACAAGCGCAGTTATGATGTATACTCCCGCTTCTATTATTTTTGGTAGATTCTCAGCTATAATATTTATTACTGTAGATATAACGTTTACTATAGTTTCGATTAACACTGGTAATGCCTGTGCTATACCTTGCATAATCATTTCAAGTAATTTAAATCCAGCATCTAAAAATAGTGTTACATTGTTACTCCACATTTTTAACCATGCTTGAATTAATTGTCCTGCAGTTTCTATTAATTTTGGAGCTACTTTTAAAACTCCTGCTACTAAGTTTGATATCATTTCGCTTGCTTTTGCCTGTAAAGCTGGTAAACCTTGATTAATTCCTTGTGCAAGGTTACTAGCCATACTTTTACCGTTTTCTAGCCATTGAGGTAGTGATGATTTTACCTTATCTAATCCGCTTTTGAATGTATCCGCGAATTGATCTAAAACTCCTTTTATACCACCTTTTTTATATGCGTTCGGAATAGTTTCTGTAAAATACTTTTCAAGTGTTCCGAATACATCTGCAGCTTTTTCCTTAACCGATTGCCAAGCATTATTTACAGTAGTTCTAAATGTTTCATTAGTCTTATAAAGATGAATAAGTCCAGCGGTTACTGCGGCAATAGGTATGGCAAAAGCAAAAAATGTCGAGGTAGCAGTTCCTATCATTGCCACAACTCCGCCAATCATGGTCCAAGCACCATTGAGGGCAACCAACCAACCACTCCATAATCCTACGCCCATAGAAAGAGGTAATAATAATAATGTCATTGCGGGAGCTAACAATGCAACTACACTAGCTACTTTTGCAATTATTGGATGTGCTTCATTAAATTTTGCAATCCAGTCAGCTATTACTCCAACAACTTTCATCCCTACTTCTAAGACTTGCCCGGCAGTTTCTATTAAAGGCTCGAAAGCTTTTGCTAATTTGTTTTTTGTAGTATCCCATAGTTTTTGTAATCCTTCGTCCGCTTTCATAGCTGCACTAAATAACACTCCATAAGCAGCAATTGCGGCAGCTCCAACAATAGGAATTGCAAGTCCTAAGTTAGCAGTCCCAGTCGTTAAGTTTCTCATTATCAATCCGTATCTTACCATTGAGCCTTGTGCTGCTCTTACTGCAACTTTTTGAGCTGAATATTTTTTTATAACTCCTTCAACTCTACCACCTAATCTTCTATACCCACTTGATAGACGATTTAGCGGTGAAACTCCTAAGTCCATAGCTTCTGATAAAAGCCTAAATTGTCCTGGTGTAGATGGGGGTAATAACATCTCAGGTCTTATTCCATGGTCTTGTAAACCTTGCATACGTTGTGTTAATATTTGAGTTTGGTCTCCCATTAAGCTAGTCATTCTCGCGTTAAGTCTTATACTATTAGCTTGTGTCTGTAGCTGTCTCTCTGTAAGTCCTAATTGACTTCTCATGTAGACTTGCCTAAATGTGTTATCATCTAGACTTAGTGTAAACTCTGTCATTGCATTTCTTGCTTCTGCCGCTTCTCGTGAATAGCTTCCATAATATCTGCTCGCATTTCTAACTTCACTTCTAAGTCTATACATTTCTTGATAGGCCTCTCGTGTAGCTTGTGGCACTTCTCCACCAAGTTGATATTCTAATCTCTGCATTTGCCTTTCGAATCTCTGTGCTTCTCGAGTTGTTCTACTGAATTCATCTCTCGTTCTAGATGTCGAACTTGTAATATCATCAAAGGCATCACTCGTACTACTACTTACCTGTCTAACACCATCAAAAGCACTTCTAGCTCTGCTTGCTGAATCACTCGTGTTTCGCAATGCATCACTTGCTCCATTTGTAGCTTGTTGTGTATTTCTTAACGTATCACCCATAGAATTAGAACTATTTTCAAACTCCCTTAAACTCTCTCTAGCATCATCTAATGCATTATTCCAGTTTTGTATATCAAGATTTAAATAGCCTGTTGCAGTTCCTAAGTTTGTATCCGGCATTATTTAACCTCCTTTCTTTGTTTTTTCCATGCTTCTGATATAAATGTTTTTTTCTTTCCTGTTTCTTGGTCTATTAGATCTTCACTCCATCGTGGTTTTTTCTTTTCTTCAAGTTGGCATGATATATACATACAAGCTTCATCAAAGCAAAAAGCCACGTACTCATCTTTTATTCTTGCTATTTCACTTGGTAATCTTCTATATTTCTCCGACTGATTGATTATTCTCAATACGTTCTTGCTCTTTACGAAAGCTTTTTAGCCCGTCAATTCCAGCTTGAACATAAGTAAGAATTGTTGTTTTCATTTCTAGTGGTAGCGTTATACCTATTTCTTTTATTTCTTTATAGCTTGGATTTACTAATGTTTCTTCACATAAAAACTCTAATAGCTCTCCTAACTGTTTTAAAGCTGTAACATCTCCTTCTATAGTTGCTTTGTTTACAGTTTCAGTTTTCCCGTTAAATACTTCTGCTGCTTCTTGTAAAAGAGTATTAGGTATTTTACCTTCTGTTATAAAAGCTAGCATATCTGGTCTTTTTAGCTCAGCTATAAGTTCTGTTCCATCTTCAAACTTACCTAAACTTACTATCTGAGTTTGTTTTACTCTTTTTAATTTTTCTAAACTTGTTACTTGTAAATTTTCCATTATCTATTTCCTTTCATAATAAAAACCCCTCTAAAATTATTTAGAGAGGTCTATTTCATCTATAACATTATTTTCTTCTACAATCTTATTTTCTTCTATATCATTTGTTCATTCTGATACTGTATCATTTGGTAAAGCAGTTACTTTTTCTATTGTATAAGGTGCAGTTCCTTTCTCTGGTCTTGATTGAATAGTATATTCATTTGAATAATATTCACCATCTTTAAAACTTAAAGGCACTGATTTTCCTTTACAACTTGGGAATGTCACTTTTGAAAAGTTTCCAGTGTCTCCATCTGTTCCTACTTCTGCAGAATAAACTTCAACATCAAACGATGTTTTTGATGCATTTTGTCCTACTGGTGGCGCTGTATATTTTTTAAAAGTTTTTCCATCTGTATCGTATTCGATAGTACCTCCTTGAATAACTTTAAGAAGCTCAGGACACATTACATTGTCTTTGCAAGTTAAGTCATAACCAAGTACAGTATCTTTAGCTTCTCTATTTGCATATATTTCACCCTTTAGCTTAAGAGTTTGTTCTTCGCCTTCTGAAACCACTTCTTCTGTTGAAATTTCATCAGAAGTTTTGAAACTAAAAATATCAGTTTCAGTTACAACTCTAACCAATGATACATCTGATAGTGGCATTTGATTTATCTTTTTTACTGTAGTTGACATATTTATCTACCTCCTTCTCTATATACATATCTGAAATACGAAAGTTTTGTATAATATGCTTTCATATCATTATCAATTTCTATTGCATACTTATCATAATTTTTTCTTAGTTTGCCGAATTTTTTTATTGTATTTTCAACTTGTTTTATATAATCCTCAACCTTTGAGTATTCATTAAAAGGATAAAATACCCATAACTCTATGCTTTCTTTTTTTAGATTCTTACTACTTGAAGTATCTTCTGTTCCAGCTTCATAAATCAATACAAATGGGTCTGTGCAAATTTTATCCTGTTGTCCAAGTGAGTACACTTTTAATCCGCCAGTTCTAAGAAATCTATATAAATCCTGAAACATTAACCTCACCTACCTTAGAAGTATACTTAGTCCAGACATAACCTGTGGACCTATTTCATTTATTGTTGGCATTATAATTGGATAAGGTCTTGTACCAGGGTGATTGACTTTTTTAACAGGATGACTAGCTCCTTGCCAATACAACCAAGGATTCCCTGTTATAACATGTGGTGATGTTCCTTTTTCTAGATATATCCCATAATTAACTCCGTGTGATAATGCAATACTTAATACATTCTCGTTTTTCCATTCCCATGATGCATTAAGTCTATTTCTAGCATCATGTGTCCTATCTGTCCAAGGTTTATTTACTCTTGCGTGATTTTGAAGTTTTGTAGCTGAGCTATTAGCATATATTTCAAGCGCTGCTTTTGTTCTATTTCTTTTTTGTTCTAACATATCCATTAACTCGTCAATATTCATGCTAAAATTACTCATCGTAGCTCACCTCTTGTAATCTCATATCCGCATAAATATCCATTTTATTTACATTTCCAATATCTTTAATTTGATATTTATAGCCATTTATATATATATAGTCATCTTTCTGTATAAGCTTCGCAGTCTCATCGTATACAACTAAAAAATATATACTTTTTTCTTTTATTACCTCTGCTTTATTTTGCAATGTTATACTTTGGCCATACTGATTATTTGATTCATGATATAAGCCTTCTATTTCACATACTAATTCAAGTAAGTCTGACTTTTCTCCAAAATCATTTGTGTAAGCTCGCTTAACCACTCCTAAAGAAGGGAGCTTTTTTATTGCTTTTTCAACTTTCGATTTGATTTTTTCTTTATTTATCATAAGATCTTACTTCCATTCGGTCTGTATTTTTTAGCAAGCCTTAACCAGTATTCTTTATTGTTCGGCAAGCTTAATCCCCCTGGTAAGGCAATACTATCATCTTCTGCTTTGGCTAGAAGGCATTCATAAGCAGTTTTATTTATGTCATAGTTATTTTTTTCTGCGTAAAATTGGAGTTGTTCATCGCTAAAAAAGGGAGAATCACTCTCCCTTAAAATTAGCTTTAGCATTTCTAAATCATCCATCTAAATCACGTCCTATTATTTTTTAAATTTAGCAAGTACTATTTTAGCATCGTTAGTTTTAGCTACTCCATAGTATTTAGCAGTTGTTAAATCATGTATTTGTTTTTTAGGGAACCATTCATGATCTAAAGAAGTATCTTTTTTAAGGAAGATTGTTATTGCTGGTAATTCATCTTCTGTATATTCTGTTTCAGGACTGTCTGGCTCCATTTTTAATATTGGATTTAAATAGTATTGGTTAGCTGCTGCCACTGCATTAACTTTATCGCCTACTTTTAAAGTAGAACCATCTAAAGTTTTCTTTTTATATTCAGCTAAATTATCTTCTGTTATAGTCACTGTCCCACTGTCATTTTTTTCTGCTTGAACTAACATAACTTTTTTAGATTTTTTAACCCAGCAACCAGCTATTTTACCTATAGCTCCGTTTACTGCTACTCCAGCAGTGAATTTATCAGCTGATAAAAAGTTAGAATCTTTTAGTAAAGTTGCTTCTTGTTTTGGATGTATAAACATAACCTTTTCTATTCCATCTTCTTCATCTTCGAATTGTGTTACTGCATCAACTATACCACTGTAAGATATTACAGCTAATGTACCTCCAGCTACTCTATTAGTTCCAGTATAAGCAGCATCTAATACATCATTATCAACTTTTTGAGCTATAGATTTTGCTAATTGAGTTTCAGCTTGTGCTACTGGATTACCTAATCCACTATTAATAGATTCTTGAGTTATAGATACAGCTTTCATAGCTTTTTTTATTGTAAAAGTAGTTGACCCAGCTTTTAATCCTACTGTTCCGACTTCTTCACCTTCAGCTACATCTTCTGCATCTCCTATGTATTCCCAACTTGGTGTTGTTTTTGTATCCCCTGGAACACCTTGTAATGTTGTATCAACTTTTGCATATGGTGTTATTTTACAAAGTGCTTCTACTTTTGCACCTATCATTGGACCCATAACCTCTGGGTTTATAATATCTGCTAATTTTGTTGTTGCCATATATCAATCATCTCCTATTCATTCATTAATCTGTTGAATTCTTCTTTATTGTTGTTGAAAAATTCAACTCTTTTACTGTAAGGCATTTTCATTAAATCTGCCTTTGTTACTTCTCCAGCACCTCCACCAACTCGTGGATGATTACCTGTTCCCCCAGTATTACCTGGAGCTGGATTTGATGTATCAAATAAATATCCATCGCTTTCCTTCAATGCAGTTAATTGTCCTTCTAAGCCTTCTAATTTACCTTCATTAAATTTTATATTGTCTAAATCAAGTAAAGCTTTTAAAGCCTTAGCATTCTTACATTTATTGTCTTTTAATGCACTGTCTAATGCATAATTAAAATCCTTTTGTGCTGATTCTTTTTTCAGATTTTCTATTGTAGCTTCATGATCTTGTATTGTTTGTTGCAATGCTTCATTGTCTTTATTATTTTTCTTCAACTCTGTTATAGTTGTATTTGCAGCTTTTATTTGTTCATCTAAATCAGCCTTTTGGCCTTTTAACTTTGTATATCTTTCGTCTGCATTTTCTAAAGATGTAGTATATATTTTTTCTTCTTTCATCTTTGCAGTAATGTTATTTATTTGTTCATCTGTTAAGCTTTGTGCTTTTAATATCTCTTTAAATTCCATATTTCCTCCTATATTTACACTTTTTACAAGTCCGTTTCTTGAATATAGTTTTTAGTTTATTCTTTTACGCCTACAAACTATAAAAAGGCATAAAAATAAGCCTTTACAGGCCAAAATATGTAAGTGCTAACCAAAGTGCTATCCACCATAGTCTATTACTTATTTTTTCTAATATTTTTATTAATTCTTTTATTGATTTATCATCCATAAAAATATTATCTCACAATCTTTTTATTTTCCCATTTCTTATAAGCATCAAAGTACATTTCTTTTTTATCTCCGTTATATGTACATTCGTAGTACATTCCATCAGGTAAAGTTGTACTTAGTAATGCTTTATTATTTTGGAGTGTTTTGCAACACCAAACCATAAATACATCATCTTTTGTTATGTAATTTTTATCTGTTTTATCTATCATTAGATTTACATAACTTACAATTTCATCTTTACACCAATCTAAAAATTGTTGTTCGTTCATAAATTTCTCCTTTTATCTCTTTTTAGGTATTTCTTATAATATCTTTTGTAATAAGGTGAGTTTTCACCATATGTTGCTAAATTAAATAAGATGTTTGGACTTATAACCCAGCCCATTCTTACTCCTATTTTAAGTAATAAATCTTTCATGTTGCTCCTTCAATTCTATAGCTTAACTATTTTCCCATCTTTTAATGTATATCCTGTTTTACCTGAATTTCTAAAATCATATATTTTATAAGCTTCTATGTAAACTTCGTCACATATACCAAGTTTAACAGCTAAATCTTTTATAACTAATGCATGGTCTGTACAATAAGCAGCCATATCTTTGTCATTTTGTTTATAATAAAATTTATCTGCTTTCTTTTGTGTTTTAGCCATTTCTTGAGCAAATATATTTATAACTTCTTGTCTATCCATATTATCCTCCTAACAACCTATTATATTTATTCCGTATGCTTTTGCTATTTCATATTCTATTTTACATCCTCTTGCTTTATCCCAACCTTCTCCGAGATATATCATATCTGCTTGAGATAATAGTTGTATTGATTTACCTAAGTACCAAACTGGTATATGTTTATTAATTTCTCCAGGATAATCTTGTAAAAACGAATCTATAAATTCTATTTCTTCGTTTATTTTGGTTTCTATATCTTTTTTTATTTCACTTCTTTTTTCTAATATTTCTTCATCGGTTAATCCTCTCATTGGTTGACTTATGAATACTTTTTTCATCTTTTAACCTCCCATGCTTCAAACCATTTATCAAGTTTTTCATTTTTACCACCATTAGCCCAGCCTTTTAACTCTCTAGCTATATCCTCTAAGTCATCTTCTATGACTGGTAATAGTGTGCATCTGCCAAGTGGATGGTCTAAAGGTACTTTATTTTTATCGAATTTCTTTCCGTTTCGTTCTTTACATAAATCGCATACATTATCGTCTGTTCCACTTAACCATTCAACTTTTTCTACAAATGGATTATACTTAGCACTTTCTATGGTAGCCGTCTGATAAGCGTGATTTATATAAGTATTTGCTAATCTATATGAATTAAATTCAACTTTGTTTTTACTCTTAGGATGAATAGTAAACTTTTCGTATTCCTTTTTATAATCTGGATTAACATAAGCTTCTAAGTCTTTTGCTATCTCTTTACTGCCTTTTCCACTAATAAATCCATCTGTAAGTATATCGTTTATTGTTTTTGCAGTCTTGTTGTGATTGCTCCAAAGTCTGTCAGAAAGTTTTATGTTATCTCCATACATTTTGCCTGTAATAACATTGTCTAAAACTTGCTTATTCACTTTGCTAAACATATCTTCAAAGCTACTAGATAGAGGTTTGCATAAATCACTGTAAAACTCTACTTGGCTTTGTGTATAGCCTTCTACGGTGTTTACAATAGCCTTTTCTATATCTTTATTAAGTCTTTTATTAAGCTTCTTATATTCCTTTTCTAGATACTTAGCAGTTTGTCTTAAATAGTCATATGTCATCGTATCTGGATTAACTAGAGCCAATCTTTTAATTAGATTATTTGCTACTCTTTTATATGCTTTTTTTATTTCTCTAGTCATTAATTTTTCTGTTTTGTTCTTTTGTCTGAAAAAATTATTCAACTGGATCACTCATTCCCGATACATAACTTTCTTCTAGCATTTCTCTTTCAAGTGCTATTTGTCTTATTTCAGCATCGGCCACATCATCTGTAACACCTTGCCATTTTTTTATAAATGTTTTTCTAGACATAGCCTGTGCATTCACTTGCTGTAAATCTAATGTCTTTTCTTCGTCCTCATCTTCTTGTAAAGGATAGTTATTTTCTACTGTAACAGTGTAATCAAGCTGCGGTAAATTTTCTATTTGATATACTTCTGTTATTTCAAGTATTGCTCTTATTAGCCATTCTAAAGCAGGTCGCCAAGCCATCATCTTCTCTTCACATCTAGTAATAAGTTGCCAGTATAGCGCCTTCATAGTTTTGCCTGATGTCATCATACCCTTTAGCTCGTCATTTGATAACATTGGTATATTTAGCATCTCATACATATCTGACTTGATACGTTTTAGAGAGTTTTCTATCTTGTCTCCATAACCAAAGTCTGTCGGTATTGTATCTAGTGTAGCTTGTTTCCCTTCTGCTGTAGGGTCTGTTGGTACGTCCCAAAATGCTCCAGGCTTTAGTTTAAATTTTTCAGATGCTTCTGGGTCTATGTCGATACCATAAATAATCCTATCCATACCTTTTCTAAGTGTGTCTACATCTTCTGAAGATAGTCTATTGTATTGAATTTGATTGTCTAGAAGCTCTTTTACATCAGATTCTCCGAACGGGTCTCCACTTAGTCCATCGTTTATTACCACATAACAAGGAATACCGCTTAATTGTAAGTCTACATCTACATTTATAGGTTCTATTAATATCCCATTACCATTGTAGATACCTTCATTTAATATGCATCTTCCATCTACCATTTCATACTTTTGCTTCCAAATACGTTGCTTGTCTTTTTCAACTTCCTTATTTGTCTGATAGAAGAATATTATCTTTTTAAGTTCGTTAGGATTTTCCTCGTCACTCTCGTAGATAAATTCCAAGCTAGGTAAAAACATTATCCTAATCTCTTTTGTATCTTGGTTAGCATATAATTTAATAGCAGCTCTTTTACCGATAAAGCAGTCTCTAGCACCTTTTACAAGTTTTTCTGAGAATAGATTATCTTTTAATATTTTATTTAAATAAAGATTTATTTCTTCAGCTTTATCTTTATCAGCATCGGTATCATTTTTAGGTTGAATGTATAACTCTGGAGTCTTACCGAATAAAAATCTAGATTCTTCTTTTATAAGCTTCTTAATCAGATTTGTTCTTTTTTCTGTCTGTGTATAGTCTTTTTCTTCTGACTTGTCTATAAAGTTTTCTCGACCTTCATATATGTCATACAGTCTTAGTATATCGTTCATTTCTTGTAATACTGCCGAGCCATACAATCCAGTAAGTTCAGCAGTAACAAACTCTTGATAACTATTAAGCATCTTGTAACCCCCTTTCTATCTACTGTGATAATGTCTTTTATAATCTGCAACCTCATAACCATCTAATGCATACCAAATAGCACTCAAAGTATGAGGGTCTATATTAAATTCATCATATATATTCTCGCCTTTTTCATTTTGCTTATATGTTAGATCCTTCAATTCTTTTTTTACATTAACACATTTAGTTGAGCAATATATATGCTTAAATCTTTTTACTTTTTTAGTATTTTGAAGCCTAGAGCCTTGATATTTTTTGGCTCCTACCATTTTAAAACCTTCTTGCTGATAAAATCTAATTGTCTTGGGTTCCTATTTCATTCACATAAGGTCGTTAATCTTATGCAGTTCTCTTATGAACTTCTTATGCTCTCACATAAGTCTAGACTATATCTTCAATAAAAAAGACCTCTCAGTCTTAATTATTGCCTGGCTTTTCCACTCACTTGAGTGTACCCTACTTTCTTATTCTATCTATTTAAGATAAAATGATTTCGCTAGTCGTTGAACTTTATTTATTAAGTATAAATTTATCTAATTCTTTACTTAAATAAATCTTAGCTGCTGATTGCCCATTGTAGCATCTTTAGAATTTTTACTCTTTGGTATCTAAAGCTTTAGGGGTTTCCAGCAATTAACCAGGTTAAGTGCCTAACCATTAAGCACTATCTGCTCTTATTAACTCTTTATTTACTCTAAATTCATCTATTTCTTTAGCAGTCTTATCATCTGTCATATGATTTTTATAATATTCCCAGTAAATATACAAATCTTTATTCACATCATCTATAGCAATTCTAACTAATGCATTGTATGAAGTTTCAAATCCAAAGTCCATACCAGCTCTATAAAATCTAGAAGGTATAGAACCTACTTTGGCCATAACTAAATCGTGGTCCATCATTTCAAATTGCGGTAATACTTTAGTACCATTTATACCAAATCTACCTTGTCTAGCTACTCTATATAAATCTGGGTCGTATTCTTTCATGTTATCAAGCTCTTTTATATAGTCCTGAGGTAGAAAATAATTGTCATCGCAAATGGAATGATGATAGTATGTATTATTTGTCTTGATAATTCTTTCAATATAAAGTTTTTCATCATCAAGTATTTTCTTATTATTTTCTTCATCAATAAAAAAATGCTTATAAGTCCAGTTGGCCTTTTCTATAGGGTTTTCGCTAAGTATAATGTGATTACTGAGTGTAGGATGTCTTAAACGCCCTAAAAGTTCTTTAAAGCCCTCATATTTAACCTCGGAACATTCTTCAACCCATATAATAGATACACCATTGATAGATTTTAATTTAGCTGGTTTATCCATACCTTTAAAAATTATCTTGCTCCCATTAGGATATGTTACTTGCATTGGCGATGTCTTAAATTTAAGCATATCATATATCCCCATATCTACTGCTACATCTTGTAAAAGTGAAAAGCAGCTATCTCGTATAGTGTCATATACTTCCCTTACAACTAATGCTAATCTCTTTTCTTGTAATAATTTTAGATGCAGCTTTTGGACCACATGATAACTTTTAGAGCTGCCATAACCACCAACAAGAAAATAAAATTTATAGTTCCAATCTAAAACAAAATCTTCAAAGTGATCATTGCAAGTTATGTTAATTTCCATTTTTTTCACTTGCCTTATTGATTGTTATTGTTAGGTTTTTATCCTCAGCATCTTTCTTGTCATATATTCCTAGATGTTTACCGAGTAAATCCAATGCTTTTAGCTTGTCGCATAGTTTTATTTCCCTTTCTGTTATTTCTCCATCTTCTGTTGGTATGTTTTTTATTTTTACACTTGCTATAGCTGCTAAATCTTCTTCTTTTGCATCTGATTTTACAGTAGCTTGATTTAAATTTATTACATCTCCTGGATTAACAAATGCTATCTTTGCTAATTCCCTTAAAACTCTATCTTGATTAATACCTGTCCTTCGACTTCTTTCCGCTATAGCTTTGTCTATTTCAGCTTTTACGTTAGGTTTCGTTAAGTTTTCACAACCAATTTCTTTTGCTGATTCCGTGCTATATCCAGCCCTAATAGCCGCTTGAGTGGCATTAAGGTCTATTAAGTATTCTTCTACAAACTTCTTTTGTTTAGCTGTCAATTTCGCCATTAACACCACTCCTTTCTAATTCTAATAATTTATTTCTATATCTATTATCATTCGTTAATCTAATAAGACTTTCTATATCTCTTTTACTTAGCTTATCGTCTATCTCTCTTTTTATAGCCATAATAACCAGTATCTTAGCTTTATAAAAATTTGAAACATGTGTATGTCCGTTTTCAAATTCCTTATTTGTGTTATGTACAACAAATCCGTCACTACATCTATAAATTGAATACTCTTTTCTTTGAAATATTTTTCTACTCATTTAGATCAACTCTTTCTTTACACAACAAAAGAGCCCTTCATGGGCTCCTTTTCAAATTGAGTATGAGATTAAAATCTGTTTCTGTTGTTGTATGATAGTAATTACATTTAACGATTAGCAAGTTGTAGGATTCGAACCTACATCGTTGGGGGCGATTTCCATTACTTGCACGTTGCTGAGGTTTTACCCCCAGCCATTTCCTGTCATAACTAAGTTGTTAATTATATACTTAATACTTAGGGAGGACACAAGTCTGTGTCAAGAAAAAACCAATGTTTTAAAAAAACTGTAGCAATTATACTAGTCAAATAGGTTACCAGGCTATCTGACATTCAATAAGAGTTCGTAAAGAAAAATAAACCTATTCAGATTTAGAAAGATTTATTATTTTCTATAATACAAATATACTATAGTTTTCTGCCCCAAAAAGGAACTTTTACGGAAATTATGAGGTAACTTTACGGAACTTTTACGGAAATCATATAAGTGATTTTATTTTGTTTATTATATCATTTCTCATAATTCTACATTTTTTATCACTATATCCTATTTCTTCTCCTACATCTAACCAGCTTGGTGCTTTTTTTCTGTTTGAAAAATATCTAAAGCTAACAAGTCTTTTCTCTTCTTCTTTTAGCAGCTCTAATGCATTTTCTATTTTTCTAATTTGTCTCTCTTTTTTATGTATCTTATTTTCTATTTCTATTATCTGTCTCTCTTTTGCAAGTACTTCATTTTCAACTGTATTGCTTATGTTATTTGTTTGTCCTGTTCTTTCGTCAGCATAGCTAATAGCTTTGCATCCCTTGTAATCTATTTCTAAATATTCTAAATCTATTTTTAGACTGTTTAACTCTATTTTCATAGAATTATAATTGTATAACTTACCTTCTGCATCTGAAAATGTTTTATCTTTTTCTATTGTTTTACTAGCCATGCTCCCACACTCCTGTTATAATTATATTAAGGAATTTGTCGGAATGTGAAAGCATTCCTTTTTTTATGTCAATTATTTGTATTTATCTTCTTTGTGTAGTCCAATTTTCTGGTATCCAATTTTCTGGTGTTGGAACGTAAAAACTTTGTACACAGTCACCTAATATTTTTTTTACTTGACATTTGTTGCAATCTTCATTGCTACTGCATTCTTTTTTTATTGTTAGTAATGCTTGCTTTACTTCTTCCATTTAATCTTCCTCCAATAAGTTTTTATTCTCGTATATATTTCCTATTACTTCTATATTTTCTAATTCTCCAACCTCTTCCTCTATAAATAATGGTGAAAGATACTTTTTATTCTTGTATTTATTTACCACACACCAAGCATAACTATTCATTTCTATATATCCAAATAATTTACTGACTTTACAATAGCAATCTTTATCTACAAAAGCAGGTCTTCTTACTATGTCGCCTTCATATATTTCTACTCCATTTTTATCTTTCAATCCTGTGTATTCTAACAATTCAACATCTTTAAGTTCTACTACATAACTTTCATCTATACAGTACTCTTGAAAATCATGGTCATAATCTACATTTATAGCTATACACTCCATACTTGGCAATATACTTATATTTTCATACATTGTATTTGTATTTTTATCCCATGCTCTAAATTTAATTTCTCTCATAATCTTCCTCCAATTCCTTTTCAGCTAATTTAATTGCTTCCAATGTGCTATATCCCTTTTCTATGTATTTCTTAGCCAGTTCGACTAATTCTTTGTATCTTGCTAATATCAATCTATATTTCCTCCTTTATATATGTATTTTTCTTCCATGCTATCCTCCCTTATGCAGTTATTCCTAATTCGATTAATTCTTTTTTAGCTTTATTCAATCTTGCTCGTATTGTTTCTTTACTAACTCCAATTTTATTACCTATTTTTTCATACGTATAACCTTCTGCACGTTTTAAAGTGATATACTTTATATTTTTTATCTTCATCTTTCCAAGTATATTTAATATTTCATCTCTATTTACTAAAGAAGAATAAGCATCTTTCGTATCCATTAAAATATCTTTGTGAGTTTTTATATATTCATCTATTGAATTTTTACAAACATAGTTTATTTTTCTTTTATGATTGTTTTTCTTTCTTACATAGCTATTTATTTCAAATTTTATGCATGTATAAGCATATGTACTAAATTTAGCACCTTTACTTGGATTAAATGTATTAATAGCTTTTGCTAATCCAATCATACCTTCTTCTATGTAGTTTTCTCTATCGCTTTCTGTAGTTTTTTCATAAGTAAATTCTTTGTTTACAACTAAATAAACTAATCCTAAATTTTCTTCTGCTAACTTGTTTTTTTCTTCTGTATTCAATTTCTTTATATCCTCCTAAAAAAATGTCAGTTGATTATATTTCACTTGAGCCTTTACCCAAGGTCCGTATTCTTCAAAATTTGTACATTTCTTATAAATTCTACTATTAACCCATCTAGCAAAATGTTTAAGTCTTAAATCAGGTATTTGATTATAAATCATTACAAATGGGTCTACCTTTAAGGAAGTTAATGTTTTAAATCTATACATATCTTCTTCAAAAGTAGTGTTATAACCAACTAACATAAAGCACATATGTTTATATTTCTTTACATACTTGCTAAGTGTTTCAATACCTTCTAGCACCTTTCTTTCGTGTCCCATTAAATCCCATGCATAATGTAAACTTCTTAAATGTTTTACTTGTCCTAACCAGTAAGCCTTTTCATCTGTCATAAGCCTTACATCGCAGCCTTGATTTATATCGACTTTTAATTTTCGTTCTTTTATTTCTTTTAGTTTATCTATGCAATACGGATCAGCTGTAAAGTTGTTATCATGTAAGATTAATACATTACTTTTAGGATTAAGTAAATCACTTATTTCAGCTACATCATGAAACTCACCTTCTTTTTCTGGTACAAAGCAAAATCCACAATTTCTTACACAACCTCTAGATGTATATCCCATACCAGCCTCTACAATTTCCTTAGCCTTTTTTAGTTTGTGTTCCTTTGTTCCAATACCTTTCATTCTACTAGCTATTTCTTCTATGCTATATAGCTCATAATCAGGTCTAAGTTTTTCAATTTTATCAGGCAAAGTCTTTTTTATATCCCAGCCTGTTCCACCGATTTCTATTTTATCTTCATATTTATTTACTAGATCTTCACAAATAGATTTACTTCTAGTAAAAATTGCACTTGCAAATATTTTTTCGTATTCTTTTCCATCTTGCACAAATTCGACTGTTTCTCCGATTGACTTGTAATAAGTTGAAAGTTTCATAAGTGCAAGATTAGGAATTTTACTATCTACATCTATTAATCCAATCATTTTATTCACCTATATATTTAGATATTTTTTTATTACCTGTATAGCTTCTTCTGAGCCATTACATCTAACAGCTTTATATCCGTAACTATTTAGTTTTTCTAGCCATTCCTTTTGTTCTTTTGTCATGCTCTTTGTTTTATCTGCTTTTAATTCTATGAATAATCCTGCATATTTTTTATTAGGTACTAATAGTCCTAAATCTGGAAATCCTTTCGCCATACCCATTCTTTTTAATTCTGCTCCGTATCTAGCTGATCTCTTGCTTTCATTTGGGCAATGAAATATCATTTTAAGTTCTGGATATTTCTTTTCTTGGAACTTGGCCCATTGTATTAGGGCTTTTTGTTCCTCTGCTTCTGTTACTCTTTGCTTACTTGTTTTATTTTTATCTGCTCTTTTAATTCCTTTACAAGCTGTTAGATCTGTATAACCTTCACTGTTTTTATTTGATGTATATCTATCCATATTCCCTCCTATTTTGCTGTTCTGTATGGTGCTAACATTGTTACTAATTTATGTACTAATATTTCTTTGTCTTTTGTTATTTTCGCCTCACTGTTTATCGCTGGTCCTCTTTTTTCTTCTGCACGATATTCTTCTCTACAAGTATTACTACAAAATCTTTGATTTGCTCTATTACTTGTAAATTCTTTGCCGCAATACTCACATATTTTTTTATTAGCGTTTTTAATGAAATTTATTTCCCATGTATTTTTATATGGAGTGTCTTGTCTTATAGCTGATGCTACAGCTCCAGCGTATATTTTCTTGCCATATACACCTGTAAGATACTTCGCTACTGCATTTTGTCCTGTAAATTCTAATACTTCTCCAGTTTTTATATTTTTCACTTCGATTATATTTTTTCCCATTACTATTCACCCCTTTTCTTTACTTTTTTTGTTTCTAGTGATTTCAAATAGACTTGCAACTCCTCAGGACTTAGTTTGTATTCTTTTACTTTGCTGCATTTTTTCTCGCTTTCGTAATTGCCTTTTAAAATAATCTCTCCTGGTTGAAAATAGTAAACTCCACCTTGATTATCTCTAGTTTTAACTTGCTTTACATTCAGATTTCTCACTGATGATTTTTCTTTTCTAGTGCATCCACATGATTTTGTGTTTCCAGATTTCAAGTTGTATTCTCTGACGGATACTGTATTTCCGCAGCTACACTTACATATCCATTTTCTTCTACCACTTGATTCTTGATCTAATTCTATTACTGTAAGTTTGCCAAATACTTGTCCAATTAGGTCTGGATTTTCTCTAACAAGTCCCATTTCTTTTACATATTTTTTTATAGTATTTTTATTTCTATTTAACTCATAAGAGATGTTTAGTATGCTTAATCCTTTATTGTATAATCTCTTTATCTCTTTTCGTTCTAAGTCTGATAGTCTTGTTGCCATTTGATTATTCCTCCCTTTGTAAGTTATCCCGCTAATACTTTCTTACTATATTTTTTATATAATGCATCCTTAACTTCCCCATTATCTTGTAATACTTCAAATAATTTTAAATAATCATCTAATACATTTTCTCTAACTATAAGCATTTCGTTATTCATTTCAGCTTTCTTTAACATTTTAGGGAATCCAAAGTAATCACTAACACATTTATTTACTACTGTATTTGCTTTAATGTAAGATACTTTCTCTTGTTTTAGTTTTTCTGGAAGATAACTTTGTAATAGCTCCATACATTCAAGTTGATGTTTTTTATCGCCTATTCTGAATTGTAAATCTCTATAAGCTTTTTCTACTTCAATGAAATATTTTCTAAATTCTCTACCTTTGGCATTTCTTTGTATCATTGCTATTTCTTTAGCCATATCTAATTTAAGTATATAATCATCAAGTTCTCTAACAGCACCATTATTTACAACTGTGGAACTTTTCACACTTGTATAATCTACATCTTCTTCAAAACCATATGCTAACATTCTTTCAAACCATCTTGAAAATCTATCTGTTATTTCCAATCCTTCATGTAAATCTCTAGCTGATACTAATTGTTCTCCATTTTCAATTCTAATTAAAGTATCCATGCCCTCAGCTCCCTTTGTATTATTTTTATTTCCGTCCATCCTTGTTGATAGTATTATTTTATCATACTTTGTCATACTTTATCAAGTATTTTAGATTTATTTTTATCTGAAATTATGATATAATACCACCAAGAGGTGATATTATGAAAAAGAAAATTGCTATAACTCTTGATGAAGAAGTTTTAGAAAAACTAAAACAATATGCATCCGAAGAGGATAGAACTATATCAAGTCAAATAAACAAAATACTGAAAGACTTTTTAAAATCGATAGAAGGTTAATCACCTTCTATCTTTTGTTTTATATGATATTTCTTAATCTATAGTTGTTTTCTATTCCTCTAGGGAATGTTATTATATTACCTTGGCTCATTTCTGCGATTCGTGACCCAACAGCCTCATCCCACATCAATATCTCTTTTAAACTTTTCTCAGTTGATATAATCATTGGTTTACCTTTTAAATATCGAGTGTTTATGACTTTATATATGTATTTTCGGTCTGCTGATGTAACTTCTCCCTTTAGAAAATCATCTAAAAATAGAACTCTTGGATTTATATATTTTTCTAATTCTCTGATAAACTCTTCTTCGTTCATACTTACTTGTTTTAGATTAGTCAGCATTGATATATATTCTTTATACACACACCCAACATTGTTATTTATAAGTTCTAACATAGCTCCAACTCCTAAGTGAGTCTTTCCTGAGCCTGGATTACCTGCCAAAATTAAACTAGCATTAGTTTCTTTTTTTAAGAAGTCATCAATATATCGTATAACCTCGTTCTTTGCCTTTCTCTGCCATTCCTTGTCGACTTTAAAGGAATTAATCGTCTTTTGTCTAAAAACCTCTGTAAGGTTACTTAAGGCTAATTTTTCGATACTTTGTCTTTTTTCTAAACAGCTACAAGGCACAGCCACTTCATATCCATCTTGTATTTTAAAAATATATCCTCTATCTTCACATTTAGGACAATCATATTTTGCTGGTTCTGGAGCATGTTTTTCCAAAGTAGCTTTTAATCTATCCAATAAAACTGCATCCATTTTTATTCATCTCCTTATAATCCGAATTTTTCATCTATTTTGTCTAGGAAATCTAGATCTTGTTTATTTAATTCATCTTGTTGTCTAGGTTTGTTTTGTTCTTGCTGCAATTTGTATGCTTGTAATTGTTCCATGGTGTATATATTTTTATTGGTCCAGTTGTTTATTATGCCTTTCAAGTAACCCCAGTTGGTTTTACTTTTTTCAGTACATATTTCAACTCCCCTTTTAAACAACGGATAATCTATAGTTTCCGTCATTTCTATAAGCCATTGAGCTATTAATTGATTTACCGTTCCTATATTTTTTTCAAATAGGTTAGTAAATTCTTTTAAATCATTACCTACCAACTTACTTACATTTTTTTCAGGAGATACTGTATCTTCTTTTTGTTTTTGTTTTTGTTTTTCTTTTTCTTTTTCTTTTTCTTTTTCTTTTTCTTTTTCTTTTTCTTTTTCTTTTTCCCCCGAGTCTATGGATAGACTATCCAAGTCTTTATCTAGACTATTATTAC